CATAGAAAAGAACACTATCATAGAAAAAAGTGCTTGTAAACTACTTTTTTGCTAGTTTTTTGCTATTTTTTGACTATTTTTTGACTAAAAAGTGTTGACAGACGTTTTTTAATCAGTAAAATGATTGTTGTAGTATTTAACTTTAGGAGAGAAAAAATGAAAAAAGTAAAACAAGTGTATGTAGGTAAAGCTGATAAATGTTTTTGTGGTTGTTCAGGTAAATGGTTTGATGCTAATAAATCTGACGATTTAACAGGCTTTTTAAAAGGTATTCAAAAGTTTAATCAACTTGGTGTAGATAATGGTGATGACTCTTGGGACGTATCAAATCCAGATAGAAATAATATAGTTGTTGCTTTATATTATCAATAAGGAGAGAAAAATGCTTTATGACAATAAATACCAACAATTTGACTACATTGTTATTGACTCTAATAATGATGATAAAGTTGTTGCAGATAACTTTGACTGTTTAAGTCATGCAGAACTTTGGATTGAAGTGCATAAAAAAGACTATCCAAATTCATTTCTTATTACTGAACTAGCTTAAGGAAAATATTATGAAAATTTCAACAATGATAGTAATAGCAGTAGCATTTTGGGCTTATGTATGGCTTTGCTTACAAATCATGGGTAAGTTAGCAGGTGCAATATGAATAGATATATTATTTGCTTTATGATAATTTTTATAGCATACTTCACATGGAGAATTATATGTTAGAACATATAGCAGATATTCTTAAACGATTGAATGACGAACTTAAATTAGATAACGATAAATGGGAGAGAGAACAAAATGTCACAACAACAACATTACGACCAGCTGCAGATGGAACAACATCAACAGGAATTAAAACAACAGGAGAGAAAGATGAACTATAACGAACTACGTAAGATTAATGTATCAGACCATATTGAGAAAAAGAATGGTCTATCATATCTATCATGGGCTTGGGCTGTAGACACGCTTCTACAGCAAGACCCAACTGCTACATGGACTTATGGTGAACCTAAACAATTTGGTGAAACACTTATGGTGTTTTGCACAGTTCACGCTTTTGGTAAATCTATGACTTCACAATTACCTGTGCTTAACTTTAGAAATCAAGCTATAGTTAACCCTGACGCTATGGCAGTTAATACAGCTATGCAAAGATGTTTAGCTAAAGCTATTGCTTTACATGGCATAGGTTTATATATCTATAGTGGTGAGGATATTCCAGAGTCAGAACAACCAACTTTAAAAGCTGTATCTAGTAAGGACTTTCTATGATAGAGCAACGCACAGAAGAGTGGTTTCAGCAAAGATTGGGGAAGGTCACGGCTAGTCGTATTAGTGATGTAATAGCTAAGACTAAAACAGGTGTGTCTACATCTCGTCAAAACTATCTTATACAGCTTGTATCAGAACGATTAACAGGAAAGAAAGGTGATAGCTTTGTTAATCAAGCTATGCTAGATGGAATTGAACGAGAAAGTGCTGCTAGGGCGCTTTATGAAAGAACTAGAGGGGTATCTGTGACAGAGGTAGGATTCTTTGACCACCCTGTTATTAAGAATAGTGGAGCTAGTCCTGACGGAGCTGTAAATGCAGAAGAAGATGGTAAGTATGCGGGGTTGATAGAGATTAAATGTCCTATAGAGACAACCCATACTAATACGCTTATGAGCAAGGAAGTTCCCAGTAAGTATAAATCTCAGATACAATGGCAAATGGCTTCTGTAAGCCCTAATGTTAAATGGGTAGATTTTATTTCTTTTAATCCAAATTTTCCTGATACAATGCAACTTTTTGTAGCTAGGGTTGAGAGAGATAATGCTTACATTGCAGAATTAGAAGCAGAAGTGATTAAGTTTTTAGACGAAGTAGAACAAACAATTATTAAACTAAAGGAGTAGTATATGGCTGAGTATGACAACAAAAACACGTTTACATTAAACAAGAATGACAAAGGGGAAAATCCTAAACGCCCAGACTACCGGGGAAAAATGAACCTTGATGGTATTGAATTTATATTATCAGGTTGGATTAGAGAAGGTGCTAATGGTAAGTTTATTAGTGGTGCTGTAGCAATGGTAGCTACTGAAGAAAGACTTAAACCTACTGTTGAAGGTGCAGATGAGGATGTTCCTTTCTAGGAGCATCCCCAATTGCTTATAACTATTTATTCATTACGTACATTGTTACTTCAAAGCCAAAACGCATTTCTGTTGCTGTTGGTGATGTCCACATAGCGGTTCTCCTTTCTTTTAGATTTATAATAGAATTATACGCTTGTGTTGGTTTACTAGACACCAGATAATCATTAAAGGTTTATAATGGATATACATAACTTAGAATTAGATATAGCGTGTTATGCAACTGCTGTGTACCATGAAGTTAATAATAGAACACTAGAAGAAAAGGTCGGGGTGATTAATGTCATACGTAATAGGTTACATACTGGTTATTGGGGTCGTGATGTATGCTCTGTTGTTTATGCTAATGGTCAGTTTATTGGGGTTACGGATGAACGTCATCCAGAAGTTAATACTAGGGCGTATTTGGAAACTAAACTTTTGGTTATTGATACGATTGTTCATAATAAATATGCAAATCCAGTTGCAAATGCTTTATATTTCCATGATGACTCAATACCGCCAAAGAAAGAATGGTTTGGTAAACGCAAGAAAACGCACATAGGAAGGATGGTGTTTTACTAATGGCTAAAAAAGAACCTGTAGCATGGCTTTATGAGGAGTTTGATGTTAGGTCTGGTGATTTAAAGAAGTCTTATTTATGGTCATTTCATCCTAATCAGCTTTCATATTTAAACGACCTAAAAAATACAACGCATCATATTAAGATAACACCATTAGTTCCTGGTGAACCCATAGAGGAATATAAAGTATTATCTAAATATGATAGTAAACGATTAGTAGAAGCTAACAATGGACTCTAAACCACTTACACAAGAAGAAATAATTAAGATATATAAACAAGCATTTGGTAAAGGTGACCAACTTGTCACACTTGAAAAGATATTTAAGTTTGCTAGGCTTATAGAACAATTGCATGGAGTAAAAGATGTACACTAAACTAGATGACCAACGACAAGCAAAGTTTATTATAAGTTATATAGAATCAAATCCTGGTTGCAGCATTAAAAGTATTGTGCAACAATGCGTTGTTTGTAGAACAAGATTAAAGTATTTAGAAAGTCAAGGATACTTTACTTTGCCAAAGTGGACTTACAATAACACATTGGATAAACGATTTAAAAATAGAAAATATGTGTCTGTAACTGTAGGAAGGGAGTATGGTAAATGGCAAGAGCAGAAAAGATATTAGAAGTAGTAGTATGGTTGTTGATTGTTGGTGGTATGGGTTGGTTTTTTTATGGTTGTTATCAGTTAATTGATTTATTTTTTATAAGGGGATAAGAATGGTTGATTTAGTGAATAGACCACCGCATTACTTAGTGGGCGGTATAGAGGCAATAGATGTGATTAAAAGTCGTTTGACTAAAGAAGAGTATATTGGGTATCTAAAAGGATGTAAGCTCAAGTATGACTTACGTTATCCATTTAAAGATAATCCACAACAAGATTTAGAAAAGTCTGATTGGTATAAGAACAAGTTATTAGATGCTACTAAAGATGATGGAGTTGAAATTCCACCTGAATTAGAAGCTCAATTACAAAGGTTTGATGATGAGTAAAATCTATTGGATATTTATTGTGGTATTAGCTGCATTAGCTATTTGGGGAACAGAGAGGGCTATGGCTCAAACTACGACTATACTAGCACCAGATGGGTCTGTAACCGTCTGTCAGGTTGGTAGTAATGGTGTGATTATTTGTGTCTAATGGTATGCGTAATAGTCAAGCTACTCATGTAGACTTTGGTTTTTTGCGTGGAGCAATAAAAAGCAATCCTAAAGTTATACCTGTTAATTTAGATATGGTATATGAACATAAAGGTCATTTTTTATTTGCAGAATGGAAACGTGAAAACGAAGAAATTAGTGAAGGGCAAAAGATACTATTAAGAAACCTAGCAAAACTACATACAGTATTGCTAATTATTGGACATAGTGATGAAACATCAACCGAAGTAAAAGATTTTTATTGGGTTCGTGGGCTATATATGACTCATGTTGGAAAGGGTATAGACTCATTAAAAGATTATATAGATGATTGGTGGAACGAATATTAATCATCCATAGGTGTTAATTCACCATAGATAGCTAGTTCTTCACCACTAATTTCTATCATGCTATCGTCATCTAATGTGATGACTATAGTGCTATCGCCATGTAATGCTTCACAAGATACAATCACTCTGCCTAGCATGTGATTACAGATAATTTCTACTTCTGACCGTTGCATAATTGTCCTAAGAAACATGACCATTCCAACGCCCATTCTCTTTTAATACCATAGGCATTAGCTTTGGTTGACCGTTAATAATAACTCCACAACCTACAATGAAACGACTCTTAAAGTTTTTAGCATA